CAGTGGTGAAGATCCCCTCGCGGTCTGGGTACAGCGTGACGGGCATGTTATGCCGCCTGCTGGGTGACGAAGTGGATCTTGCGGCTGGCCCCGGGGACGTAGGTCAAAGTTGCCCCGCACAGCTGCTTGGGCAGGACGCCGTCGTAGTCGTAGGTGAAGTCGAAGAAGGCGTGGAGGTCATCGCACAGGGCGGTGCTGATCTCGACCTTGCTGGGCGGTGTCCCCTTGTCGGCGAGCTCGAGGCAGCGGTCCATGATCTCGACGAGCACGGCCCGGCCGCGCCTGACGGACTCGGTCTCGAACTTTGCGGGGAGGATGAGATTCGCCATTTTCAGACCCTAACTTTTTTTGCTGAATTGCGCACGCGCCCACTCGCCGCACCAGTCGGTGGCGTGGACGCTGGGCCAGGCGGTGTGTGTTCCGCCGATCTGCAGGGTGATGACCTGGGGCGGGAAGCGATGGCAGGTTGTCCGCGCATAGATCCCGCCCGGGCCACGGTCGGCCTCTGCGCTGAACCACTTGCAGTTGTGGCAGAGTCGGTCGGTGTCGCTCATGCGGCCCTCGCTGTTTTCAGTCGGTCACGGTATTCGGCGGCGATCGTCCGGTAGATCGCGACAGTCCGCCGGGGTAGTTCGTGCGGACCTTCCAGCCACTCGACTGCCTCGAGGCCGATGCGCTTGATCAGCCCGATGCGGTAGTCGGCCAGGTTGCCGCTCAGGTACGAGTTGCACCGCTCGCACTGGCCGTGGACGTTCAGCGGCTCGAACCGAAGCGCCGGATTGGTGCCGGCTGGGCGGTAGTGCCCCGCGTTCCACTTGCGTGTCCCGTCGTTGGGGTGGCCGCAGGAAATGCACGGCAGGCCGGCATCGCGGGTTCTCACCCATGCGTTGAACGCTGCCTGCGCCTTCTGGCGGGCCTGTGCGGGCGTTTCAGTTGCTGCCCGGTACTCGCGCCGCTCTCGGCGTGCTGCGGCCTTCCTGATGCGATCCATGCGCTCAGGGCGGGTGGCAGCGAACTCGATGGCGCAGGCTGGCGAGCAGATCTGCTGCAGGCTGCTCACCCGGGGCTCGAAGAGTTTGCGGCAGATAGCGCAGCGGCGGGCCATGTCAGAAGTTCGCGATCATGTTGAGTTGCGCCGCGTTCAGCCCCGCGCCCCAGCGGGCCAAATAGGCGCGCACCACGCGGTCAAACAGTTCTCTAAACTCTTGCTCGTCGTCGATGGCATCCCACGAAATGGACTTCGGCCAGTAGTGGGTGTCGCCGTGCTTGTCGATCACGATGTCGCAGTGGCCCGCGGCGATTTCGCAGACCTTCCGCCAGATGGTTGGGTCGTCGTAAGTGTCTTGCCAATCGAAGGTCAGGTTGAAAAACGCGAACGCCCGGCGATGGTTCTTTGCGCTTCTCCCGACTTTGTGCTCGACCAGCACCTCGTCGCCCGGCGAGTACCTGAACAGAATCCGCGCAGCCTCGTCGCTTGCGGGGCGCAGGCCGTCTGCGGTGCGGATGAAGATCGCCTTGGTCATGCCTCACCCCTCGCCCACCGATCCCGAGCCGCAGCGCAGGCCATGACCTCGCGGACGTGCGAGCGGAACGGTTCCGGCAGCACGTCCAGCGCGGCCTCGCGCTTGTCTTCGTCGGCGATCGTCATGAGTTCCTCTGCCACTTCTTGAATCGTCATCCCGGTCCCTGCACCTTGCCGATGGTGTAGTTCCGCTTCGTGCTCTTCCCGCCACGCTTCCGGTAGCGGTCCATCTTCGCGGTCATCTCTGCCTCTGCCGGCGACCTGGGCGGCGGTCTGCACACCCACCGGCGTGTCGTCGATTCCTCGCCCCCGTAGCCCAACTTCTCGGCCTGCAGGCGCATCGAGACGCCCTCCTCGATCTTCCCGCCGCGCGCCAGGAAGTCGGCCGTCTGCCGCTCGATCTCTTCGTGCGTCAGCGGCTTCGGCGGTGGTTCCTCGGTGGTGGTCGTCGTGTGTCTCCAACACTCCAGCCATTCGCCGAGGGTGATCTTCATGCGATCCTCTCCACTCGAGTGCCAATAGGGATTTCCTTCAGCCCGCGCCGGCCAGCGAAGCGGTGATCCTCGACAGCCGTAGCGCGAAACTTCCGGCCCAGTCGCTGGCCCACTTCCCACGCCCGCCGGCACACCTGGTCGCGCGTGCGAACCTAACCGGGGACGATCCACACCTCGCCAATCTCGGCGAGCGGGAATCGAAGCCAGGATGGGTGGTCGATCTTCATGCGGCGCCCCGCGGCGGCAGGCCGAACGACGCACGCAGCGCAGCCATGTGCTGCCGGCCGACACGGTCGCGGCGCTCCTCGGCGGTCTTGTCGGGCAGGCTTCGGTCGGGCGGGAACGGCTGGTACGCCTCGGTGCGGTGCTCCCACGCCTCGGACCGGCCCTCGCAGAGCTTGCGGAACTCGGGAGCGCTGGGCGGCCAGTCATAGCCCTTCTCGACCAACGCACGCATCCCCGACCGGACCTGCTGCTCGTCGATGCCGGCCAGCGAAGCAGCCCACACGTTGTCCGGGTCAACGTCGGCACCGTAGGCAGAAACCCAGCGGTGGCCGAACAGCGACCCCATCAGGTGCCAAACAGTGCGGACCAGCGAACGGTCAAGCGCGCGCCTGCCTGTCTCGCTCGACGGCAGCGCGGACCCGCCCTGCTGCGCTGCGATCCTCGCTTGGATCTCGTCCAGATCGATTACCTGCCCCACCATTGCTTTGCCCCCCACGAGCCCATGTGCGCACGCACGCCTTCCAGTCCTTCATCGGGTTGCGCCCGACCTTCCAGCCGTTCGAGGTGTAGTGGTCGAACCACTTGTGCGGATCGACGTTCGCGTTGATTTCCACGATGTACTCGGCGACCTGTTCGACGGTTGGACGCGCGAAGCGTGTCCGTCCAACAGTGGTACTCGTATCAACCTCTCTTTCTGTCTCTGTCTCTGTCTCTGTCTCTGAATCCGTCACCGTGACGTCACCGTGACGTCTCACATCGTCACCACGTTGTTTTTCTTCAGGTTTTGCTTCCGCGCGCTGCCGTTCGCGCCACTTCCGCGTGCGTTCGGCGCTGCTGTCGTGTTCGTACTGGCGGCGGTCCCATGCGAGCGGCTGCCAGTCGCCGTCGATGAGTTGCACCTCGCCCAGGCGGCGCTTCACTTCCTCAGCCTCGCGCATCGTCAGGCCGAGTTTCACGGCGATGCGACGGTCGCGCAGATCACCAGGCGGCTCGTCGAGCAGGCCGCTGGATTTCATGCAGAGCACGGCAACGAAGTGCCAGCGATCCTCGAAGGCGACAAGGCGCAGCTTGTCGTCGTCGAGGGCGTCGGTGTACATGCGGAACCACTTCATGGTGATCCCGGTCACGCTGCATTGATGGATGCGAACTTCTGGTCGCGCAGGCGGTAGAGTTCCCGCGCGTGTTGCGCGTGCGCTTTCGCCGATGCCTCGTGCTCTTCAGCCTTCTCGGTCAGTTCTTGGTAGGTCATCTGGAATACATGCACCATGACCTGGTCGCCGCTGCTGTCGGTGACGACGTAGTGCGTCTGCAAATACTCGAAGCCGTCCATCGTCATTTGCGGATCGATGGAAATCTCGTTCTTCCTGTACTTCCCCATCACCCGCCGAGTCGTTTCACGAACGGTGCGAAACGAGCAAACCAGATGGAAGTCGCGATCATCCCCTTCGATGTTCTGATGCGCCTCCATCACTGCGTGGGCAACCCAGTCGGCATTGATGCGCCCGCACCCGATTTGTTTTTGCTCTTCGATCTTCTGCGTGATCTCGGTCTCAAGATCACCAAGTGAATACGCCATGATTTAGCCCTCGAGGTGAACGACGAAAGAATCCAGCCAGCCATCAACAACGGACACGAAACTGCGCATCGCAGCCACTTCATGCGGCTGGAATGCTTTTGCAATTCGGATCGGGTCATTCTTCCTGCAGTACGCAGCGAACTCGCGCAACGTGCCCTGCGCCTCGGTGGCAAGCGCGTAATCACGCGGCGCTGTTTCACCGAGTTCAACGATGTTTCGCGGCTTCTTGCCCAACTCGGCAAGCTCGGTGATCGTCGGCGGGCTGTCGCTTTCGATCATCGCCTCACGCACTGCCGGGTCGACGCTCGCCACGCGCAGCGCGGTCTTGCGCTGGTGCTCGGATAGTCCTGCGTCGGTGGCGGCTTGCTCGCGGGTTTGAAAATGGTGGGCGCCCTCCTGTTTCATGTGCATTCCACTCGCCGGCTGGATCGCCTTCAGCAACTCGCCGCAGCGAGTGATCGCACGCGCCTTGATGCGCTCGGCATATCGGTGCAGCGTTTCGTCTTTCGCCTGCTTCGCATACGACGCCATCGCCGCGGCCTTGTCTGCCCACTGCTGACACTCGTCAATGCGTGAGCATTCGGACAACGCCACCTTTGCGTTTTCGTACAGGATTGGAAGTTGAGCAGACTCGACGGACGTTGACGGAAGATTCATACGCACCCCCAAACTCTCTCTGGTCTGCCGCTTGCGCTCAGGCGCGTGAAGCCAGTCGGCGCAGCCAGGCCCGCCTTCTCCATGTCGGGCAGCCGCTTGTTCACCTGCTGCGAGTTCAGCCGCGTGCGGCCGGCGATCTGATCGACGGTCTGCGGGCCGTGCTCGTGCAGGCACGCAAGGATCGTGGCGATGTGGCCGCCAGCGAACTCGCGCGTGCGCCGGGCGGCGACGTGCGAGGTCTCGGGGTCCGATCGCCGCGCGTGGGCGTGGGCATCGAAGTCGAAGGCGAGGTTGGCGCTCATGCGGCGACCCTCTCAATCGGGTAAACGTCCGGTCGCATCTCGTACCTGGTAACCTGGCCGCCGCTCAGGGCTTCCAACTTCAGCACGTAGCACACCGGGATCTTGCCCCGGCGGCGCCACTGGCAGATCGCCATGTCGGTGAGGCCGAGGTGTTTCGCGATGGCCCGCTGCGTTCCGCAGGCGATTTTGAGTTTCTCGATGACGTCCATCACGCCCTCCGCAGATCATATGCCGCCGAGTATACTGCGAGTCAGCCCTGCCGCATAGATAATTTTGGTATTAGGCTTTCTGGGCTTATGCAAAAACGGTATTTGCGCCAACTCTACGCCGGGTTTACCTTGTGTATCAAGCCGCCCCACTTCGCGGCCACCGGAGAGCCACCATGGAACACCGCCCCCTCTACCTGATCGTGACTGCTGACGGGCACATCCTGCACGAGACCTGGCACAAGCCGGTCGATGACCTGCTGATCCGCGCGTTCACTTCGCGCGAGCTTGCGCCGATCCAAGGCTACGTCGAGCACCGGCCCACGCTGGTCGAGGCGTGGCAGACCACCATCACCGTGGACTGCGGCGTGATGGGCGAGCGCTCGGCCGAGATCACCTACGTGGTGCACCAGCTGCCGTGGGGCGATCCCGACGTGCAGATCAAGCGCGCCGTCATCGGCGGGTGGAAGGTCGACCTCGCGCCGTCCGAGCAGCGCCTGCTCGAGACGCAGATCGCCGACGACCTGATCGCGCGGGAACTGGCCGACGAGACCGCGCCGCAGCGCGAGTATCTGGGGGATGCAGCATGAACACCACGCTTTGCTGGAAGTGCAACCAGGAATACCCCATCACCGATGCGGAGTGCCCCAACTGCGATGCGCCGAACGGGAATGTTGACCCCGACGCGGCATGGAAGGCTCTCCAAGAATTTGAGCAAGAGCAGGCCCGCCACCGCATGAGCATCGGAGGGATGGAGCGATGAACGCACCAGCACGCAACCCCGATTGGGAACGCGCCACGCTGCGCCAACTCCCGCCCGATCGCGCGGATGACGTGCGGTGGGCAGAGGAGTCCTCGGCCCGCGTGGACCGCTGGATTCTGTGGATGACCCTGATCGCGCTGCCTCTCTGCGCGGTCCAACTCTGGTGGAGGATCTGACCATGGGCGAACTCGTAACCATTCCGCGAGACGCGGAACTCATCCCGGTGCTGCAGCGCAGTCTGTACCCCGGCGCGTCGAACGACAGCGTGCAGATGGTGCTGGACTACTGCCGCGTCGCGCGCCTCGACCCGATGCAGAAGCCGGTCCACATCGTTCCCATGTGGGACAGCAAAGCCCGCGTGACCCGCGAGGTGGTGATGCCCGGCATCGGGCTGTACCGCATCCAGGCGGCGCGCACGGGCGAGTTCGGCGGCATCAGCGAGCCCGACTTCGGTCCTGATGAGACTGCCGAGATCGGCGGGATGCGGATCACATTCCCGACCTGGTGCCGCGTGACGGTGCGCCGCGTGCTGCCGAGCGGTCATGTGGCCGAGTTCACCGCGCGCGAGTTCTGGCGCGAGAACTACGCGGTCAAGGGTGGATCGGAAAAGAGCATCGCCCCGAACGCGATGTGGTCCCGCCGGCCCTACGCGCAGATCGCCAAGTGCGCCGAGGCGCAGGCGCTGCGCAAGGCATTCCCCGAGCTCGGCGCTGCGCCGACCGCCGAGGAGATGGAAGGCAAGGCGCTCGACGCCGGCCAGGTCGAGGAGATCATCGACGCCGCGGATGCCGTTGCCCGCATCAAGGCCGCGCAGACCATGGCCGCGCTGCAGGAGGTGTTCACCGCCGAGTGGAAGACGCACCCGGTGTCGGCCCGCAAGGCGCTGACGAAGGCCAAGGACGAGCGCAAGGATGTGCTGCTGAAGATGGAACTGAACGCACAAGCGGAGGCCGAAGATGCAACAGCGTGACGAGGAGTGGTTCAAGGCCCGGGCCGGCAAGTTCACCGGCAGCAGGTTCTCGGACCTGATGGCAAAGACGAAGAGCGGCCCCGCGGCCAGTCGCGCCAACCTGATCGCCACGCTGGCGGTCGAGCGGCTGACCGGCCAGTGCGTGGAGACCTACACGAACGCAGCCATGGCCCGCGGCACCGAGCTCGAACCCGAGGCACGCGCGGCCTACGAGGTCACCACCGGCGTGATGGTCGAGGAGGTGGCGTGGGTGGCGCATCCTGAGCTCGAGTACGTCGGAGTATCGCCCGATGGACTCCTGCCGCCGCTCGGCCTGGTCGAGTTCAAGGTGCCGAGCGCGATGGCAAAGCACCTCGATGCACTGCGCACCGGCGCGCACGCGGTCGAGTACAAGTGGCAGCTGCAGGGCCAGCTGTGGGTCACCGAGCGCGACTGGGTAGATGCTGTCAGCTACGACCCGCGCTGGCCCGAGCCGCTTCAGCTTGCGATCACCCGCGTCCACCGCGACGAGGCCGCGATCTCTGCCCTGCGAGCCGAGTGCATCGCCGCGCACGCCGAGGTCGAGGCGCTGGTGCGGGAACTGCAGCAGAGGGTTGCGGCATGAGGGACTGGCTATACGAACTATGTTTGGTCTTGCTGGGCGTGATGATCGGGCTGGCTGTGCCGGTCATCGTGCCGGTGCCGTGAGGGGGTGATGCGTGGCGGGATGGAGCGGCGGACTTGCCGAATGGCGCGACGGAGATACCGTGAATCTCTCGGTAGCGTTTACTTGGCGGCTTGAGGATGCATACCACCGCGCTCAATTTGCCCGCGCTCAGGGGCTGCGGGTGCGGGCGGGTGGCCCTGCGTTGTTCTTGGTCAAAATGCAGCACAGGCTTACGGATGTTGCCGAGGTTGGCAGCGCATATCCTGACGCAGTGGCGCGGCACAACCCGCTCGCCACGTTCGCCAGTCGCGGGTGTCCGGTTGGATGCTCTTTTTGCATCGTCCCGGCAATGGAAGGTAAAGCGTTCACGCTGATACCTGATTTTCCTGTGCGCCCCGTCTTGTGCGACAACAACCTAAGCGCGCTTCCTGCTGACTATCAGGATCACATCATCCGGCGCTATACCGATTCCGGTGTTTCGCTGCTCGACGCCAATAGCGGATTCGAGCCGATCACGTTCACGCCAGAGGTATACCAGCGATGGAAACCGCTGCTCAATGCTGGCGGTGGACCGTGGCGATTCGCATATGACGAAACGCGCGAGCGCCCCCAGGTGCTTCGTGTAATGCGAATGCTTGCCGACGAAAAGCAGAAGCGAAAACGCGTGTATGTGCTGATCGGCAACGAACCTTTTGCTGAATGCATGTCTCGCATTCAGGAGGTCATTGACCACGGGTGCGAGCCGCACGTTCAGCCTTACATCAAGTTAGTGGCGCTGGAAAAATCGCCGTGGGTCCGGTTCGACTGGACGGAGCAAAAGCTGCGCGATGTTGCACGGTGGGCAAATGGATGGGTATGGAAGCGCGCCCCATTCAGCGAATACGACAGGCACCGCAAGACCGTTGCGGTTGAGCGGTACGACGCGCAGCAGGGGTTATTTGTATGACCAGCGCCGCACTCAGCGGCAGGGGGTGAGCATGAACGTGAAATGCACATGGCCGCAAACCGACTGCGCTTGCGGCAGAAAGGATGCGGCAA